CTGAAGTACAAGATATTATTGATAACTTTGACCCTGCTGCTATTACCGAAGGGTTTGATACATTCGTTGATAAGTCGGTTGTGAAAGGTATTATGACAGCAAGAGAACAAACTTGTGCATTCTTTACTGATGAAAACAAAAAGTCAATTAAAGATAAGGTAAACGGATTAATTGATTACGCGGTAAGCTTATTTGAATCACCTGGCATTGAAGAAATTCAATTCCTTATTGCTCGTATATGTGCATTGGCTGGTGGCATTGAAGCACTACTCAGGGACATTAATAAGCCCATGGATGATTATGCAAGAAGGTATAGTACAATTGTAGACAGATTAAAAAGAATCTCTCAAATCAATGAATCTTCAGCAATCGCCGCAGGAGCTATAAGGTATTCTCCAACAACTAGGCAAGAGGTAATAAATAGATTAGAGGGTAGATGGACAGAGGCAGGTGGAACTGAACGAACAAACACAGGAGAACCTCCTCAAAATATTCCTCCGATTACTGCGCAGGATTATAAAGATCTTCCAAGATGTGGTACTGTATTTAAAAATGAAGACTCTACGTTCAGAATTGATAAGAGCGAAGAAGTATTTGATGAAAAGGAAGGCGTTGGTATATATGCATATACAAGGGTTGACCTTGATGTTAAAGTATACTTAAAAAGATTAAAGGAAGCAACAGGTAGTAAGCCACTTACAATAACAAATGGTTGGGTAAGTAAAGCATATAATACAAAAAAGAAATGGGCTGAAGACAATTCACACTTAAGTGGAATGGTTGTTGATGTTAAGAAAGATATGGACGATGTAGAAAAATTCATTCAAGATGCGCAAAAGAATGGATTTAAATATGTTAAAGAATACGATGATTTCATACACTTAGATTTAAGAGACGTAATATAAATGGCAATAGCAGATTATATATCACCAAGAAAAAAGAAGCCTGAATTATATTCTGACTTCCACAAAGACCTACGAGTAAGTCCGGTCTCAAAAGATATTGCCTTGCTTAAAGATGAGAACGCAGTTAAAGACGCAATCAAAAATTTAATTTTAACCGACCGCGGTGAAAGACCAATGCAACCCTACTTGGGTGGAAGCATACGTGATATGCTTTTTGAGAATCTTACACCAGGTACGATGAAACTTATTAAAGATAGAGTAACATCTACAATACAAACATACGAGCCGCGAGCAACATTACTTGATGTTTTGGTTTCAGGAGATCTTGATGCAGGTCAAGTCGCTGTAAAAATTACATTCTATATTCGTAATGTTCAGCAGCCTATTGAATTAGATGTTATATTAAAAAGGAATAGATAGAGATGGCAAATCCAAAAACTCCAATTACCGAATTAGACTTCGCAGCTATTAAAGAACAGTTTAAGGTATACTTACAGACACAAACTCAATTCAAGGATTATAACTTTGAAGGTTCAAATATGTCTGCGTTACTTGATGTGCTTTCATTCAATAGTTATCAGAATAATTTTTATACTAACATGGCACTTAACGAAATGTTTCTTGACTCTGCCGTCCTCAAGAACTCTATCGTTTCTCATGCAAAAGAATTAAATTATATTCCAAGATCACGTAAATCAGCTAAGTGTGTTTTAAATCTTATCTTAACTGATACAGAAACAAATGAATCCACAATTACAATTCCAAGATACTTTAGTTTATCTGCTACTCACCAAGGTGAAAGTTATAATTTTGTTACTGACCAAACATACACAGCAAGAAGAACTGCACCAGGTACATATCAAGCAGACAACGTAGAAATGTTTGAAGGTGAAATGCTACAAAGTTTCCAAAGAGAAGGATTTATTGTAGATGCTGATGGAGTATTAAGAGTTTATTTAACAAACAACGAAGTGGATACTGATTCTCTTGTTGTGTTTGTTGATGCTGAAGCAACTGATGATGCAAATGTATTTACAAGAGCAAATACCATTTATGGTGTTCAGCCGCAAGATAAAGTATTTTATTTAGAACCTTATCTCGATGATCGTTATTCAATTTACTTCGGTAAGAATCAGTTTGGTTTACAACCTGAAGAATTCGAGGATGTAAGAGTAAGGTATAGAATCTGTTCAGGTGAAGAACCAAATGGAGCAGGAAGCGGTGCAAGTGGAAAAAATGCATTTGGTAACGGAACAATTGATACGGCAACAGTATCAGTAGGTGCAGTAGTTCAAGCAGCTGCAGGCGGACAAGAACGCGAATCAATGGAATCTATTCGTTACTTTGCTCCTAAGGCATTACAAGTTCAAGAACGTGCAGTAACAACAAAAGATTACGAAGTACTATTACAACAAGCATTCCCAGAAATATCAGCAGTAAGTGCTTATGGTGGTGAAGAGTTAGATCCACCTCAATACGGAAGAGTTGCGATTAGTGTTTATTTAAATGACGATACTCAAATCATTTCTTCAACATTATCTAATTCTTATATTGCTTATTTAAGAGATAGAGCTCCACTTGGTATTGAACCTATCTTCAAACAAACAGAGTTTTTATATTCTGATATTAATCTTATCGTTACATATACGAAAAAGAATACAGAAAAGAATGCCGATGAATTAGAGTCAATGGTAAGAGCAGCAATTGCGAAATATTCTGATGATAATCTTGAAGGATTTGATAAGTCATTGAGAGTTTCAAAACTATCAAGCATCATTGATAATTTGGATGATGGTATTATCAGTAATGAAATGTCAGTATGTCCAATTATTGAATATTCTCCACCACTCAATTTTAATACAAACCCAACGTTTAGATTTGAAGCAAGTCTTGTTAAGCCTTATCCTTATAAAGCTGCGAATGGATTTGTAAATTATAAACCTGCGATTAAGTCATCTCCATTTGACGAGGACGGTACTTGTGTATTCTTCCAAGACGATGGTAATGGAAACATTATGATTATTACTGATGAAGTAACTAATCCTCAGATTTTAAACCCAACAGCGGGAACAGTAGATTATACCAAAGGTGAAGTTAAATTAACAAACTTTAAAGTAGAATCATATACGGGTTCAGCAATTAAGGTATCAGCAAAGACTTCGGAAGCAGATGTTAAAGCACCACAAGGAAGAGTGTTTATTTTAAGAGATACAGATATTAAAGTTGTAATGGATTTAGATGAGTTCCAAACTCCGGTAGCAACATCGTCGGCAACGAATCGACCTAATACAACAACGACTTCTAATTATTAATAAGAGAGAAGAATAATGCCTCAGGGTGAAATAGAAAAAAATATATCGCTTTTTATTAAGCGCCAATTCCCTGCCATCTATAGGGAAGATGGACCTGAGCTTGTTGCATTAGTAGAAGATTATTATAAGTGGTCTGAATCTCAATCAAATCAACACGTTTATCAACAAAGAAGATATTTTGAAACGAGAGATGTAGATACTACTTTGGAGAGTATGATTATATTCTTCAAGAAAAAGTTTCTTGCTGACCTTCCACTTAAGTCTGATATTATTAAATTTATTATTAAGAATATCCTTGACTTATATCGTTCAAAAGGTACTGCTCGTAGTATAGAATTATTCTTTGCTATCTTTTATCAAGAACATGATATAGAAATTGTTTACCCTGCTGAAAAGATGATGAAGGTTTCTGATTCTGAATGGAAGCAAGGCGTATACTTACAAATGTTTCCAAACAATAATTTATTCGTTTCTAAATCAGGAAAGCAATATACATACGCAGATTTATTAGCACGTAATATTGAAGGTAGTATAACGAAAGCAAAAGCTTCTGTAAGATCTATTAACTTCTTTATTTTAAATGGCATTAAAACACCTGTCATATATCTTGATGGTATTCAAGGTACATTTAATAAGTACGAATCTATTCTTTGTAAAATCGCGGGAGAACAGATTGACTTTGGTAAGGCGAATGGATCTTTATCAAAATTCACAGTTGTTGAAAGAAGAGAACCCGGTTCAAAAAGAAATGCAGTAGGTAGACAAGTCGGTGAAATCTTTGATGTAAAACAAAAAGATGGATATGCAGGTAAGGCAATCGTTACTAAAGTTACCGAAGAAGTTTCAGGTGAGATTGATTATACTTTAGTAGATGGCGGTTACGGTTACACAATAGATAACACAAGGTTAATTGTTTCTGACCAAGTTATTATTCTTGATAATAGTGAAGATGGATATAATCAAGGATTTATAGTCGGTGAAACATTAACAGATAATAATGGTAAGACAGGTACTGTCGTAGGACAAAATATATCTGCGGTTGGTGTTAAGATGAACACAGGCGATGAAATGACGCCGAACTCAGTCATCTCAACAAATCGTGGTAGTAACGAACTTGTAATTGACTTATTAGCAACAGGTAATGCTCTATCCGCTTTAAACGGATCTTCTCCTGGTGCTTTATATCCTGACACAAATGATACTGATGATGTAATCGTTTCAGGATTAACCGATACTTCAGTTGCTTCTGTTATTACTGATGTTATTTCTCCGCACCTAGCAACAGTTCTTAATATTGCTGATTACGAAGCAAACGCTCCTATGTCAGGTACTGCTTCTCCTGTTAATTTATCAACACCAATTAATCAAGCATTCGATATTCAAGATTTAACGATTGGTCGTATTCAAGGATTTAATAATATTAATCCAGGTGCTGATTATAACTTTGATGTATTTGCGATTGCTCAAGATTCATTAATTAAGAACCTAGATCGTAGAGACCAACTTGTTCTTTTCGAAGATGCGGGTGATGCAGGTAGTTTTAATATCGGAGATAGAGTTAAAGGTGTTACAAGTAGTGTGTTCGGTGTTGTTAAAGACATTGACCAAGGTGGTGGATTTATTAAAGTTACACCATTTAATTATAGCGGTATGAATACAGACGAAAATGTTGTATTAGCAGATTCACCAACTTTTGAATTTAATGTATTAAGTATTTCAAACGATTATGCTGGGCAAGAAAGGTTTGGTGATAATGCCGTTATTAATGCAGAGACAGAATTTGCGATTGGTAAAGTACAAGAAGTAAATATTCTAAACTCAGGATTTGGATATGTTGAAATAGAAGCACCTGATGAAGACATCGTTGATATATCAACAGGCATCGGTGAATTGAGAACTGCCAATAACGATTTCATTGCTTATGGTATTATCGAAGCTGAAACGCAAGGTAAGACAGAAGGTTACTGGGCAGGTCAAAATTCTCACTTAAGTGGTTATAGAATACCACCAGGACAAACTGCCAACACAACATTAGAATATTATGATTCAGGAATGAGAGTACAAGATAGTGATTTCTTCCAGGAATACTCTTATCAAATTAAATCGTCTCTTCCTTTACAAGAATACGAAAAGTTATTAAAAGAAAATGTTCACCTAGCAGGTTCAAAACTATTCGGTGACTTTATCTTTAAAGCATATGCAGGTGGTTCAATTAAACCACGATTCTTGAGAATGTTTAATGACCAAGGAACAGGTTCACCATTTGATGTCGCTGAAATTACAGACCTAAGAGCATCGGTTACTAATTATACTTCGGATAGTACATTGGTTTCAGCAGACCACGTTCCTGGAGGAACAGGTGGATTAACATTAACCGAATCGTCAGAAGCAGATTTAACACAAACAAGAAATTGGAGTCAAGGATTCCACGATTACGAAGTATCGGTTGAATTACCTTCAGCAGGTTCGGCTCCTTACCCAGTTGCGATTGTATTACATGGTAACGGTGGAAACGCTGAAGCAATGGCAGCAAACTTTGCTGTTGATTTACCAGGACATATTGTTATTGGTGTTCAAGGATATGAGAATTCATGGAACATTGCTAATGAAACTTCAAAAGGTCCTGACATTGAAATGTTAGAAGAATTAATTGATACACTCAAGAGTTATAATAATGTTGACGAAACTAAGATTCGTATTGTAGGTACATCTAATGGTGGTGCTCTTGCTATCAGAGCAATGGTTGAAATTGATGATCCTGCCGTTGATGTTATATGTTGTATGATATCGCAATCTAACACAAGTCAATACAGAAACGATTATTTCTATTATCCTTCAGACCATGAGCTTACGGGAGCTGGTAATTTAAATGATGGATATGATACACAACAATTAGCAATACCTCCAAGAAAACTACTCTTTATGAATGGTGAACAAGATAATACCGTTCCATACGGCGGTGGTTTACAATTTGGAATAACATTCTTAAGTGCAGAAGCAACAGCATATAGATTTGCTCAAACTTATGGATGGAGTGGATATAATATCCAAGAGCAAGATCGTGACACTTACGGAGCAGCAAGTCAAATAAGTAATTACGGTGATGTCATTTGGTTGAACGATGATGTAGGGCATGTCGTATCAGCTGATATGAAACGATTACTTAACAAGTTCCTTGAGAACAATTACGATATAACATATTAAGATATAAATAATAAATTAAAATATATTTTTAGGAAAGAACAGCTATGGCCAAGCAAATAATTAATATCGGTGTTACCGCGAATGATGGGTCGGGTGATCCATTACGTAATGCATTCGATAAAACAAACGATAACTTTAACGAGTTATATCTTGCGCTAGGAGATGCAAATAATCCAGTTAACTTATTTGATACTGAAGGTAATCTGGATATTAATGGAACTCCAAACAAGATATCATTCTTATACTCAACGGAAGCTGAACTGCTTGCAGTTGACCCAAGTACTTATCATGGTTCAATCGGACATGCACATGATACAGGAGCTTTATATTACGCACACGGAGCCTGGAGAAAAGTATTAGCAGATACTTCAGGTGGAACAATTACCAATTACACAGACCCACTTAACTCATTTGTATATTCGGCCAATATATTAAATAGTGAAGTTGACGGTTATGTACTTGGTACAAGCGCAAACGGTTCTTATAGCTGGGTAGAAGCAACAGGCGGTGGTTCAGAATATGCTGACTCTGATGTTGATGCACATATCAATGTGGGCGGTGCACAGGCTAACGAAGTATTACAATGGAGCGGAACAGATTATCAATGGGCATCATTGTTTGGAAGCGGCGATGTTGATACTCATCTAAATTCAAGTTCAGCTCAAACAAATGAAATCCTATCTTGGAACGGTTCGGACTATGCTTGGATATCTCAGTCAGGTGGTGGCAGTTATTCTGATAACGACGTAAGTGCTCACCTTAATGTATCCGCAGCACAAACAAATCAAATATTAAGTTGGACTGGATCTGACTTTGCATGGGTTGCCGACCAAACAGGTGGCGGCGGTGGCAGCTTCGGAACTTCTGATGTTGATACTCATTTAAATACAGGTTCAGCACAAACAAATCAAATCTTATCTTGGACTGGTAGTGATTATGCTTGGGTTGCTGACCAAACAGGTGGAGGCGGTGGCGGAAGTTATGCTGACTCTGATGTTGATGCTCACTTAAATGTTTCAGGTGCTACTTCAAATCAGTTCTTACAATGGACTGGTACTGATTATCAATGGGCAGCGGCAGGCGGAGGCGGTTCTTCAACCTTCGCATCATTAACTGAAATTGATGCTGCTGATTTAGATGTTCACGATATTGCATTACAAGCAAAAAGCAATTATGTAATGACAGGACCTGATAGTTCAAGATATCTTATCGACCAACTCCCAGGTGATAACCCAACAATTTATGCAACTGCTGGTGAAACGATCGCAATTAATATTGACGGTGTAACATCAATGCACCCATTAGAAATTAGACAATCTGATGGTATTACACAATATGATACAGGCTTGATTCACTATGCTCCTGATGGAACAAAGTCAACAGGTTCAAACGCACAAGGCAAAACAACAGGTACACTATTCTGGAAAATCCCAGGTAATATAAGTGGTACATATAAGTATATTTGTAATGTACACTCATCTATGATTGGTGATATTGTTATTACAGATCCTTCTGCTGGTGCAGGTGGTCTTGAAACAAGAACAACGAAAACATTAACAGTAAATGGATTGGCTGACGGCGCAAATGCAGATTCTATTATTGATGGATTTAAATCGTTTGCATTAATGCAGATTCAAACTTCACATGCTGCTTGGGTAAGACTATATGTTGATACTGCTTCAAGAACAGCAGATTCTTCAAGAACCGAAACAACAGATCCCGCTCCTGATGCTGGTGTAATCGCTGAAGTAATTACATCAGGTGCTGAAACAGTTAAGTTCGGACCTGCTGTATTAGGTTGGTTAAGTTCAGGTAATCAAATATCAGCAGCAATTAAAAATAAATCAGGTGCAACGAATAACGTTCAAGTCACGTTAACCTTATTAAAATTAGAGGCTTAATTAAATGCAGGAATATATTGTCACTCTTCACAACAGAGAAGACTTGGAAGATTTCTATAACGATATGGAAACTCCCGGTGGTGACTTATACATTCCTGATAGAGCAGTTGATTTAGAATTAAGAAGAGCAATTAGTCGTAACACTCATTACATGCTAACTGAAGAAGAGGCTCAAACATTAAGAGATGATCCAAGAGTATGGGATGTCGAATTAAGAGCACACGTAGAATCAGATATTGGTCATTACGAAGGATATGATATCTCGGGAAACTTCGATAGGGACAACTTCGTCCCATCATCCAACGATTTAAACTGGGGTTTATATCGACATATCATTGAAGCAAATGCTTTAAGTGGTGAATGGGGTTCAGACGGAACTCGTACTGCTTCTTCAGGAACAAATACAATTACGGCATCAGGAAAAAATGTTGACGTATTAATCGTTGATAGTGTAATCAATACAACAGCAATGAATCACCCAGAGTTTGCTGTTAACTCTGATGGGACAGGCGGAACAAGAGTTGAACATTATAATTGGTTTGCCCTTACTAACTCTTTGGGTTATGGTTCAAACGGAAATTATGATTACTCTGATGATGGTGAAGAACACGGAGTTCACGTTGCTGGTACCGTAGCAGGAAATACACAAGGTTGGGCAAGAGATGCAAACATATATAACATTCAACCTTTTGGACAAAACCACGGAACAAATAATTTAAGCACAGCAACTTATTGGGACTACATTCGTCAGTGGCATAACAATAAATCAATCAATCCGGAAACAGGTAGAAGAAATCCTACAATCTCAAATCATAGTTATAGTTTCAGAAGAGGAAAGATTAGTGGATCATATACAACAGGCGATGGTGTTGGAGCAATGTTTTATCGCGGCTCTATCTTTGATGCTTGGGGTGATGAAGGTAGAGATTTAACCGATGCAGAATTAGAAGCAAGAGGTATCGTGGTTGACGGAAGTGGTAACTGGGTAATACCTTCTTACTCAACATCGTCACAGGCTGATTCCGAAGATGCAAAGAATGATGGTATTATATTTGTAGTATCTTCAGGTAACGATTCAGCAAAGCATACAAAATCTGGAACTGATTATGATAATGTAGTTTATTGGAGATCTGGAAGTAATCAGTATTGGTCGTCTTCTTATTCTCATAGAACAGTATCAAGAAGTGGTGCAAGTAATAGTGATGCTATTGTATGCGGAGCTTTAGGAATAACAAAGAACGATCGTAAAGCAAGTTTTTCAAATTGTGGTAATGCGTGTAATATCCATGCAGCAGGTTATGGTATTGTTAGTGCTATACCAGGATCCTCAGGAAACTTCCAGGATTCAAGAGATTCAGCATATTGGCAGGAAAAGAAAAGTGGAACAAGTATGTCGTCACCACAGGTTACAGGTGTACTTGCCTTACTTGCAGAATCCAATCCAAACATAAATCAAGCTGAAGCGTTAGCATGGCTTCAAGCAAATGGCAGTTCTAGTATCATGTATGACACAGGTGCAGATAGTACTTTAGATTTTGAAAGTTTACAAGGTGCTGCTAATTTAATATTAAAATGGGTTAATCAGAGACCTGAAACAGGAATGAGTTTCCCAAAGGTAAATGCAAAAGCAAGACCTACATCAGGACGAACATATCCTCGACCAAGAATAAGAGTAAGAGGTTAGTATGTTCGTAATAAATAAACTAAAATATAGAGCGAAAGCGGAACAATGCCAGAAATTTTAACCAATAATTTTAATCAAGATGTAAATAAGTTATTCATTGCTGATGCAAAAGCGAATGATAACTATTACATGTTTGTTTCTAGCATCGGTGGTATAGAACCGATTGATTCTGCTTCATCGCAAAATGAGTTTTTAGAAAAGACTTTATTTGCCAAAAAGATTCAACCTGCTGATATTAACTTTATGATTAAGTATTATCCTTGGCAGAGAGGTATTGTATATACTGAATATGATGATACGATTGATTTAGACGGAACAAACTTTTATGCAGTAGTTGGTCCTAACGATAATGATACCGATGATTATCGAATTTATAAGTGTTTAAATAATAATGAAGATTCTGGTGCTCAGTCACCTCCAACGTTTGATGCTGCTAATGTCAATCAAATATACGAAACAGCAGATGGTTATGTCTGGAAGTATATGTATCGTCTCACTACAATACAATTTGAGGCATATAATGCTTTAGGTTATATTCCAATCGACCCGTCGGCAACTGTTGAGCCAGCCGAGGTATACGGCGGTGGGATATCAGAAATACAAGTTACGAATGCAGATGCAAACCAAGGTTATGTTGAAAAGAACGCAAGAGTTGCATATGTACCTGTAAGAGTAGGTGGTGGTAACGCTCATGGTACTGTAAGATTACAATTAGATCCTACTGAACAAGATTGGTCACCTACTGATAATTATTACACAGGTCAATATTTGTATGTTACTAACTCAAGTTCAAGTGTTACTAACTTATTTGAGATTCTTTATTACAAGTATAACTCAGCAGGAGATGTTACCGTCAACATTGGTGGCGAATTATCAGATCCTACAAGAGGTAATGTTGAAGGAGCAACTCAGGCTTCACCAGTTGTTATTACTGCCGAGGACCACGGTCTTGTAAATCATCAACCTATTACGTTTAGAAATGTATTAGGTATGACTGATATTAATTACAACGAAGGTACAGGAACTCCTACTTATTATGTAAGTGTAATTGATAGTGATTCATTTGCTTTAAAGACAGATAAAGATTTAGGACAAGATCTTGATGGTACAGGATTCGGTGCCTATACATCAGGTGGAACATGGGAAGCAGTAACTGACTTTTTGGTTTCAGGAGCATTAAGAAATGCTAACTGTAAAATATTCCCAAGAATAGAAATTAAAGGTGATGGAAGTGGAGCTATCGCAATTCCAGAAATTGACGGCAGTAACATTAATAAAGTAATATTATTAAATAAGGGTTCAGGATATAATAATGCAACGGCAAGAGTCATTGACCCAATTGCTGATTTTGACCCAGAGAGTGATGAAACAACAGATGTAAGAGCAACGATTAGACCTATTATTGAACCAAAAGGTGGTCATGCATATAACTTAATTGATGAAATGAGATGTAAACATTTCTCAATGTATGCATATATTACCGCAGAAGATAATACAAAAATTGGTGATACGAATACATACGGAGCAATCGGTATTGTAAGAAGTCCTACATTTAGAGATGTCGATACTGGAACATGGAGAAGCGGACAAGCAAACACCGCACCAGCACCTGATGTATTTGATAATAGAATCGCAGTTGTGACTGATGACTATGAAAGACTTAGTGCAAATAGTTCAGTTCAACAGGTTAATGTTGATAATGAGATTATATTTGAAGGAAGAGTACACGAGATTGATGAAGCTGCGAATACAGTTTATTTAGCGGAATATGTCGGTCCATATAGGAACGATGCAAATATTGGTAACGGAGATACGTCATTTAATCCTAATTTAGCAATAACATCAAATACAGGTCAGAGAATCACAATAAATAATCCTATAGCCGATAATGTTGTCTATTCAGATTATATACAAAGAACAGGCGAAGTCTATTTCATGGAGGAGTTCTTCCCACTCGCAAGAACTGACCTTTCAAGAGAAGAATTTAAGTTTGTATTGGAATTTTAAGGAACGTAAGTAAAGATGCCTATTAATAAAAATTTAAACCAAGCACCATACTTCGATGACTATGATGCCGAGAAGCAGTTTTATCGAGTTATGTTCAAGCCTGGATATGCAATACAGGCAAGAGAACTTACTCAATTACAAACGATGCTTCAAAATCAGGTTGAGTCGTTTGGAGACAATGTATTTAAAGAAGGTTCAATCGTTAAAGGTTGTAACTTTACCGAACTCGACGATCTTCAATATGTAAAGCTCAACGATGGTCCAGCAGGATTCAATGCTGAAGCTTATATTAGTGGACCTGCAGTTGAAACATTAGCAGGACAAGAGGTTGAGCTTGATTATGTTTACGAAGTAACTGGTGGTTCAACAGGTCTGAAAGCAGAAATCATTCAAGCGGCAAAAGGTTTCCAAACAAGACCACCAAATCTAAATACTTTCTTTATCAATTATACAAACGTTGGTACAGCAGGTCAAACACAATTCCAATCTGGTGAAGCATTAACAGTTACAAAATATAAGTACCTGAGAGGAACAACAGCAGAAGTATTAAGTGAAGAATCAGTAATTACTTCAGGTCTTGCTGTATATGGTAATCCTTCTCCAGGAAATCCTCATGTTGGTAGAGCATTCGGTATTGAAGCTGCTCCTGGCATTATATTCCAAAAAGGTCATTTTATATTTACATCAGAACAGAGAATCGTTGTTGAAAAATATAGTAATGTAGCAGATGATAAAGCAGTCGGTTATGAAGTAACTGAATCTCTAATTAATGCATTACAAGATTCAAGTTTATACGATAATGCAAACGGTTCTAAAAATGAAAATGCTCCAGGTGCAGACAGATTAAAATTAACTCCTGTATTAACAGTTAAAACAATTTCAGCGGCAGGTGAAGAATCAAACTTCTTTACATTGGCTCGTTATCAAAACGGTAATGCAATTACAGTAAGAGACGTTTCTCAATACAACGTATTGGGAGAGGAGATGGCTCGAAGAACATATGAAGAGTCAGGTAATTACATTTTAGAAAATTTCCCATTAAGTACTGATGATCGTATTCCTTCAGGAGGAGTAAATTCAGAGCTTAATGTTGTTGTTGGACCAGGCACGGCATATGTAAAAGGTTATAGAGTTGAGAATTCTGCTGACCGCGCATTTGTCATTGACCAAATTACACAAACAGAAACAATTGAAAATCAAAATGTTTCTATGGAATATGGAAACTATTTACAGATTCAATCTTACACAGGAACAAGTGCAGCTCAAGGTTACTTAGATTTAGATCTTACGAGTTCAGCTAATGTTCAAACAAGTGGCGGTCAAGCAGTAGGTACCGCAGCAATTACTAATATTACAAAAGACAGAATATATTTACACTCATCTGCTTATTCAGGTGTATATGCAATGTCTGAAATTGCTAAGCTTGAAGACGGTAACGGAGATGTACCAGTTCAGCCATCGAGTTTAGGTGCTCCACTTCTTAAGGAAACTGGAAGAAAGGCATTAATTTTTGATGCAGGTGTAAATGGTTTATTCAGAACAACAGAAACACTTATTCCTGTAAGAGCTCAAGTTAGTGCATCTTGCACAGGTGGTACAATTACATTAACTGCTAATCCTGGTGAAGATTTTAATTGTCTTAACGATGATATTAGAGTTAACCTAGCAGGTACTACTTATACAGTTGATTCTGCCACAACACAATTAAACAATTCACAACTTAATATTATTCTTGATGATACATCAGTCACAGGAACAGTTGCTGTATTTTATAATAAAAGATTAATTGGATCTTCAGGTGGTATTGACCCTTATAATAAAACAGTACACGATACATATATTAAATTCAACTATACAAATGTTACGACAAAATATTCATTAGGTTTCCCTGATGTATTTAAGATTGTAAGTATCGTAGATTCTACAGGCGAAGATTATACAAACAGCTTTAGATTAAAAACAAATCAGAAAGATACTTATTACGATATTTCATATTTAGAATATATTGAAGGAAGACCTGAACCAACAGGATTATGTACTGTTAACCTAAAAGTATTTGAGATTAATAATACGACAGGTAATTACTTCTTTACAATTAACAGTTACCCAAATTCATTAGATAGATTTGATATTCCGTCTTATGTATCAGAATCAGGTCAAGTATATAACCTGAGAGATTGCTTTGACTTTAGACCACATGCAAATAAAGATGCAGCTGCCAATTATTCAGCGAACGCAGGTAATGCTCCAACAATTACTCAAAGTGTAGGACTATACAGTTTATCGTTCAGTGACTTTGGTAGTCCACTTGTTCCTGCTGCACAGCAATCTTTACAAACAGATTTAGAATATTACCTATCAAGAATTGATACACTTGCTTGTGATTCTTACGGAGAAATTGTTTTAATTAAAGGTGAAGAATCTAAATATGCAGTTCCACCTAAACTCGGTACAGACCAATTAGCAATCGCAAATGTAGAGGTTCCAACTTATCCTGCACTTTCTAAGAAGTCGGCTGAAGTTCTTCGTAAGAAAGAATTCTCAATTAAGCCAAGAGCAACAGGTGTTAAGAATTATACAATGGAAGATATGCACAATCTTGAGAAGAAGATTGATAACATGGCATATTATATTTCATTGAACCAATTAGAATCCGAAACTTCAAATTTAATTGTAAGAGATGAGAATGGTTTAAATAGATTTAAGAATGGATTTATTGTTGACCCATTCAACGATTTAACATTATCTGAAATTAGTCATCCACAATTTAATGCTGCGGTACCATTTAATCAAAGGATCTTAACTCCTGCGCTTAAAACATTCCCATTAGATTTAAAATATGAATCTTCAACGGGTTCTTCAGTATTCCCAAATACTGCTGATGCTAAGGTAGCAACAATTGGAAGAAATAGTAATGTTGATATTATTAATCAGCCTTATGCTTCAAACTTTAGAAACTGTGTAAGTAACTTTTATAAGTATGTAGGTGATGGAGTTATTTCTCCACCTTACGATGCTGCTTATGATACAACAGTCAATCCTGCTTCTATTGATATTGACCTAGCAACTCCGTTCCAAGATTTTGTTGATAGTATTCAGACGTTCTTACCTATGACCGATACTGATACATTTACAACATTTGAGCGTGACCCAGGTAGACGAGGAAGACGTGGAGCTGGTACTGAAACAACTACAATCACAACAAGAACAAGTGAGATTAATGTTTCTGCTTCAGCACCTCAAGTTGACTTTGTTGGTGAATTTGTTTCTAACTTCCAATTCCAACCATTTATGGCATCGAGAGATATTAAAGTTTATATGTCAGGATTAAGACCTAATCAAAGACATTACTTCTTCTTTGATGGTGTTGATGTAAATGCACATGTAATGCCAGGTTCTCCGACAGCAGATAGTGTTGGTGAAGTCGGTAGGTTCGGTGCAAAAGCAGCAGCGGTATCAACAGATGCAAATGGTGTATTAAGAGCAGTATTCCACTTACCTGCTGAAACATTCTATGTAGGTGATAGAGTATTAGAAATTGCTGACGTATCTCAATATGACAGTATTGATTCTGCTTCTACTTCAAAAGGATTCGTTACATATCGAGCATATAACTTCAGTGTTGAGAAAACAAGTTTAACGACTTCTACAAGATCTCCAAACTTTGATGTAAATACAACGACAACAACAAGAAACGTTGCTCGTCGTATTCGAGGTAGAGATCCACTTGCTCAAACATTCTTTGTTAAGAAAGGTATGGGTGCAGGTAGCAATTCAGTTTACTTATCTGAAGTTGATGTATTCTTCCGTCGTAAACCTTCACAGACCGATGGCGGTGCAAACGCAACTGCAGCACTGAATGGAGTATCAGTACAAATTAGAGAAGTTGTAAATGGTTATCCTACGAATAGAATTTTACCATTTGCTTCAGTACATAAATTACCTGCTGATGTAAATGTATCTGACGATGCTTCCGCGGCAACAACGTTTGCTTTTGAGGCACCTGTAAGATTGGATGTAGAGAAAGAATATTCTATCGTTGTTCAACCTGATGCATCAGATCCTAATTACTTGATTTATACATCTAAGGTTGGTGGTATTGATTTAACACCAGGAGCAACTCAAGGTTCTGCGATTACTCAGGATTGGGGAGACGGTGTATTATTTACATCAACAAATAACTCTGCTTGGAAGTCATATCAGGACGAAGATATTAAATTCACAGTTAGAAGACATAACTTTAACTCTTCAACGGGTACTGTCAAATTAACAAATAACAACCACGAGTTCTTTACATTAGAAAATATCACAGGAAGATTTACACCAGGCGAATTAATTTATCAAGAATTATCAACTCCTGCTAACGTTGCATATTCATCGGCAACAGGTTCTAAAACATTATCAGGTGGTAATGGATTTGATACGGTTTATGCAGCTGGTGATTATATCAAACTTGACCCAACAGGTCCAGGAGATATTGAAATCCATAAGATTGCTTCTATTACAAATTCAACTGAAATGGTATTAGAAACTCCTGTCGTAGCAAACGGTCCAGGATCTCATCTTCCTGTCGTTGTTGGTGAATTGGATTTATATGATGTTCAGAGAAATCCATTTGAATTGCATTTGGTTAATTCCTCAGCAACATCTTCGAAAGTATTTAATGCAACAGGGACAATTAAAGGATTAGACAGCGGATCGTATTGTATCATTACATCAATTGATAATATCAACTTAAGTTATATTCAACCGATGATTATGAGAACAAATGATTCATCGTCAAGAACAAACCTAAGCGGTACTTTTGTTCCACCTGCTGATACAAACAGTACATATTTAAAGCCAATGAGATTTAATGATAATAATTACTTCTCAGAAAAAGGTGTTATTCTTTATAGTAAGTCTAATGACCCAAGTGGTAATTTTGACTTCTTACTCAATGTTGCACTTGAAAACGACAGCAATGTTACTTCAACTCCATTCATTGATATTGAGACATCTAAACTTATTGCTTATCAATACAAGATTACGAATACAGCGGCAACTACATCCAAGGATATCAGTAAGAGAATTGAATTAGCAGAAGATCTTGATGCTGAAGATTTCAATTTAATCCTTTCTGCATATCGACCAACAGGTTCAGATATTAAAGTTTATATTAAAGCACAGAACGGATATGATAACGATGAGTTTGATAATTTAGGATGGACTGAATTAGAATTATTTGAAGGTGTAGGATCTTATTCTTCAGTTTCAAATCTAAATGATTATAGAGAGTTTAAATTTAAGGTAGCAGATTCTAATAAGACAGGCGGTCTTCCTGGCGGAGCATTAACATATACAAGCCAAGGTGGATCATTTGAAGGATTTAAGAGATTCCAAATTCGTATAGATATGCTATCACCGAACATACACAATGCACCTACATTAAAAGATTATCGCGGACTTGCGTTGACATAGGAATTAAGTTATGAGTAATTATAAGAAAGAAGAAACATCAGGAGCAATCCTAAGTACTGATGCGGCCGCTCTCAATAAATATAAGGTAGAAAGGAATTTATATCGTAGAGTTGATAGAATTCAAGCAGACTTATGTGATATCAAAAAGAGTATAATTGATATTTACGAAAGAATAGAAAAGTTGGAAGAAAGATAAATGGCTAAAAGTATAGGCACAGTAGCAACAACACAAACCTTCCAGAATTGGTTGCAGAAAACAAATGACCTAGTCCAAATACTTGAGACTAACATTGTGACAGCAGCTCCTGGTGGGGAATCCACGAACGGTGATGCAACGCTTGTCGGTACTTTTTCAGCGACAAACTTAACAGCGAGTACATTACTTAGTTCAGATACAATTGCCGCAGTAACAGGCGGTGGCACAATTGATTTTAATAGTCCAATACAAGTTAATGGAGCCGCTCAATTAACAGCAACTTTTTCAAATGCTGCTGGTGGTCAAACAAGATATACTGACGGTTCTTTATCATGGGATGTTGGATTAGAAAATTCAAACCCAGGTAACTTTATTATTGATACAGGAACAGGTGCAAATAAGTTTCAGTTATCAACAGCAGGTACTTTAACCGTACCTGATGCTGTCATTACAGGTTCACTAACAGTAGGCACATTGACAATCGGCGAAGGTGGCGGTGGATTAAGTACTGATGATATATCAGAAGGTACAGAGAATTTATATTTTACTGAAGAAAGGGCAAGAGGATCATTCAGTGGCGGAGACGGTATTAATATCGCAACTGATGGAACAATTTCATTTGACGGCGAAGGTGAACTGAATACTTATCAAGGTAATGAATTTATTACTACAGGTTCAGTAGGTGGTAGCCCAGAAGGTAAAGCTTATATAGATGGCGCATTAAATGTTGGAGTATCTTACGGTCGATTAAGAGTTGATTGGGCAGGTAATACTTATAATACATTAACTTGGCTCCCATCAGGTATTGATGTAAATGGTTATGGTTATTTCTCAGATGACGTAAGAGTTACTGATGGTGATGTTGTTGTAAGAAGTGGCTCAACTATTAATGCATATATTAATTCGGCAGGTAACGGTTACTTTGTTGGTGATGTAACGACAAACGGATCTGCATCAGACGAAAGATTAAAAGAAAATATTACTCCTTATGCTAAAGGTTTAGCTGAAGTAGAGAATATTAATACGTTCACGTTTAATTATAAAGACAGGCCTGAAGATACACTACCCGGTGTTATCGCTCAGGAGATTGAGCAAATTTTACCCGAAGTGGTTTATGATATTGAAATGGAAGAAGATACTTACAAAGCAGTAAGATATCAACAGATTGTGCCAGTACTTGTTAATGCAATCAAAGAATTGAGTGAAAAGGTAAAAGATTTAGAAAACCGCCTCGAAAACAACGGTTAATTGAGTTTGGTCTTATAAATAATAAGTAATACCAAAAGGAAAAGAGTAAATGGCAAAAATTTCAGAATTACCTCCTATTACCGGTGCGAATACCAGGACGGAAGATCTGTTCGTTATTGTCAACCTAGTACAAGGTGATGACGGCACTAGTAATATTACTCGAAGAGAATTAGTTGAAGCAATTCAATATGAAATCTTTTCGAGAATCAAGATCACTGGGGGAACAATCTCCGGTGTGGTCATGTCCGACTCACGACTCGACAGGGTAGAAATTGACAACTCTGAAATTGAAGATACTGATTTCTTAAGAGGTACAATCAGAGATACTGAAATCTTTGATTCTACTGCTAACAATATCGCAATTACCTCGTCTACATTTGACGTAGGTGCAATTACAAATTCAACTGCGAATAATATTGTCATTACTTTCTCTGCACTTAATGACAGTAGCGGTAACAATAACGTCTTTAGTAATACTACTCTTTTAGATGGTACAGCAAATAACTTCCTTATTACATCGTCTCAGTTTAATGACGGAACTGTCAATAATACAATTATAACAAGTTCTGAATTTAATGACGGCACAGGTAATAATGTCGTATTAACAAATTCAGTGATTGACCAATCACAAATCTTTGATTCTACAGCAAACAATGTTACTATTACAAATTCTTCTATCCTTGATAGTACAGGAAACAATGTAACACTTGATGCTTCAACATTCTTAAACGGTGAGATTGAAGATACTGATATTGCTCGTGGTACTATTGATGATACTGACATTACAGATTCAACATATACCGA